ACTGGTTTCGCTTTTATGTCTGGCGGAACGGGCTGATTTCTCGGATTTTTATATTTCCCCATTTCGGCTGTTTGCAATGGATAGTCAGCGATAAAATGGGCAACTAATAACCAAAATACTATTTCCATTCTTTTTTCATTTTATTTTTTTAATTCGCTTAAAAATTGACTGAACCCATTATTCACCGGCCCAAACTTCTTAAATAGATTCCCGATTTTTACCACCCCATATTTATTGACTATATTTTCTGGTATAAAGTTGGCAATTGGGGAAAGTTGTCGTTCGTTCCAATCTTTTAATAAAAAACAAATTTCTTTATTGTTATTCTTTAATGGTTCTTCTTTAATGGTTCTTCTTATGGCGACATAACCAGCACCCCCTTGCTCATTTTCAGCACCCCCTTTGATAGTTTCAGAACCCCCTTGATTTTCAGCAAGGGGAGTATTTTCAGCACCCCCTTGACCCCTTTGATAGTATTCCATATTCAACTTCCAAATATCGTTTATTTTATAAGATTGAATCATTTGATAACCGCCTTTTGTCCTAACCCTTCTTTTCCCAGTATCATCTATCCATCTGTTTTTTATAAGATATTTTATTGATTTTCTTAAATTACCTTTTCCAATTTTTAGTTGTTTCATTAAATAATTAAAAGACGGATAACAGATATTTTTGCCTTCTTCTTCCGTCAATCTTTTCATTTGAGAATAAAGAGCTTGGTCTATTGCTGTTGAATGATTAAGAATGAAATTTGGGATAATAGTAAAATACCTTTTATCCTTGCTTTCATCATCTATTTTTATAAGTTTTTCTTGTTCCATATTTTTACAAGCAAAAGGCCGGAATCGTGGTCAAGGTTAATGAGAACCTATAGACAATTCCGGCCTGTTGCCGATAATTATTTATTAAATTGTTTCTCATTATTTTGACCATATAATTTATTTTATTCTATCCAGCAACTATGTCAAGTCCTAAAATTCCTCTTAAAGTCGCCCCTTATCCACACCCAACCAAAAACCGCCTCGCGGCGGTTCCTGGTCTTCTTACTATTCCTTTTCTTCTCCTGCTTCGGGTTCTTCTTCCTTCGGGGCTTCGGTTTCTCCCCCCTGTGGGGTTTCAACTTTTTCTTCTTCCCCTTCTGGGGCGGTTGGTTCTTCCATAAAAAATTCAGTCATAGGTTTTTCTCCCATCATAAGTTATTTTATTTTCCGACCTTTTTATAGCACGACCAATGTTCTTGTAAAGGAGGATTGTTCCAAGCCCATTCCATCAACCATAACTGGTCTTGTCCATTATAAATATCGCCATTAAAATTAGCAAGTTCCGACATCCAAGACCAAGTTGAAGGCAGAAATTGGGCTACGCCTATTTCTCCCTTTTTTCCAACAGCCGAATTATTCCAGCCCGATTCGCACTGGATTGTTTCCCAAATCTCGTCTGCGATGTCTGTCTTGCTCGCCAGAACCCCCACTTTAAGGGGAAAATTCAACGCTACAGAGGCTTTCAGGGTATTTCCGAGTATTACTACCAATCCGGGCATTGTGGGCGGTTGTGGGGCTTGAGCTGGTAAGGAAGCGACAAGGAAAGCTATCACCAGGAAGCCAATTATTTTTTTGACATTCTATTTGGCGTAATAAAACAATCTTTATTCCGTCTTTTAATCAAGAGAAGTCGTCAGCATTGTCTTTCGATAAATCTCTGCCCCGAAAGGGGCTTTTTTTATTTCTTTCCCTTTTTTGACTTTTTGCCTTTTGCCATATTAAAGAATCATATTGAATATCCAAATCCAGTAAAGGATTGAAGACGCAATAAGAAATGTTTTAATTATTAATCCGACCATTTATTTCTTTTTTAATCCTCCCAGCGATTGCTTCGGATTGATTCTAAAATATCCAGCCAAGGCAATCAAAATTGCGTCAATCACCGAGAGGACATTTGGTGGTATCGCCTGCCGAACTTCGGGGATGACATTGACGGCGAGCAAAATCGTTAATATCTGAATCGTTCTTGATTTTATTATATTCCAATCTAAATTCATAATTTTTTATTTTATTATTTTAACCCGACCTTTGTTATTGCGCTTCGTGCCACTCCGATCCGAATCCTCCAAGAACTCTTCCCGATTTACTGGCTTTCATTTGCCGAAGCAGAATCGTATAAATCTGAATCAGTTTTTCAATAAGAGATATTTTTTCACGCAGAAGTTTTATTTTTATTTCTTCCGTGCTTATTCTTAACGCTACTTGATTTCTCGCCCAGTTTTCCATTAAATTTTTCCCGTAGCAAGAAGTTTTCCCGAAAACTCTGTGGGGCACTATTCTACTTAAAGGAATATCATATTTTTTCATCAATTCCGAAGCTAAATTGGCAAAGGATATTTTTTGTTCCTCATTCGGAGTTCCATTTTTTCCTTTTCGGGAGAAGTTACCCGTAAGACATATTCCGATACTGGAAGTATTGAGACCAACAGTATGAGCTCCCTCTTCATCGTTTGGTCTGGTTTGGGTTACCCTGCCATCTTTGGTAATGATGTAATGGTATCCTGCCCAAAATCCGAACTGGCTAACGAAATAAGGCCATTTCTGTTTATGATAATCATCAATCTGTTTAATCGTTAATCCCGAAGAATCCCATTCGGGGTCGGTGGCGAGCCCTCCTGCGTGATGGATTATCAGCCAAGAGGGATTATTTTTATCTGGTTTTCTTTCCATTTTTTGATTTCTCTTTTAATTCTTTGGCAAACTCGCCAAGATATTGTTTTAACTCAAAAACTCTAAAAAGAATAAATTGCTCGTCGTCCATTGTAAGAAATTCCCGCATTATTTCCACCGCTTTTTGTTGCGTCATAATATAGCCAGTTCTTTCGGGTTGAGCTGGCAAGCCCATAAAGAACTACGAGCCCAGCCGTTCAATGTTTCTTCCGCAGTCGGGGCAGACTTCGCTTTTGTCATTTGATCCGAACAGCCTTCCGCAGTTGACGCACATTCGCACATTGCTCGGTTGCGGTTCGGGTCTGGGATTCTCCCGCCTTTCCCTTTCCACATAGAGGGCGGCGCACCTTGCGTGAACCTCCACTGGCTTTTTTTTCCAGACAAAGGTCAGCAGAAGCGTGCTTTGTCCCTCCATATTCCCGTAACAGAAAGGGCATTGTTTCATTGCTTGCCTCCTTTCAGTTTAGAGCGCATCCGCAGGTTCTTATTTCAGCCAAGATGTTCAGCAGTTCAATCCGTTCGCCGCCCGCCAGTTTTAAGACGACTTTGCTGTCAATCCTATTGTCGCCAGACAGAATCTCGTTGACGAACTTGGCGGGCAAGGCTCCCTTGATAATCCTGGTCGTCTCGGCTGATGAACCAGACCGAACACATCGGCTCTTCTGGCATCGGATTCCTCCTTTCTCAAATAACTGCCAATCATCTCCCAAACCTACCAATCAAATCGTTAAATCTCTATTTTTTCGGGGCAACCTGTCTTCCAAGATTTGGAATATCCTTGTTAAATCGCTTTCAATTTTAGGCAGGACGATTTTTTCTATATGGTCAATATGGTTTTCGTTTATATCGTGAATATCAGCGTGGATTTTCTCTATGTGTTCATTCAGATATTGGTGCTTCAGATTGCACTCGGCTATGGTCGGGTAAGCGTTGTCCGTTTTCTTGACTTTCAGGTAAGCGAAAACTTCTTTGATGGCAAAGATTGCTATAAGTCCGATTGAACCGATTTGTAATAATTCGGGGCTGAAGGTTTCCATGTGTATAAAGAGGATAACGGAGGCCTCAATTTAAGGGAGTAAACACCCGAAAACTTTATACCCTTTGGCTCACCCGTTAGTTGGCATATTTATTTAGTGGCAATAATCATAGGTTATTGACTATGTTGCTTGGTTATGGTTTGATAAAGATATAATGAAATTATTTCTTAAAAAATATCCATTATTGACTGCTATTTTCATAGTTTCTTTCGGAATTTTTATTCTTTGGTGGATTAATCAACCTATAAAAATAATCTATAAATCTGATGCACCTCCTTTTCCTTATTCTGTCGGTGGAGGAGACGATCCCCGTAGATAACTACTTTTTTAATAGAGTCATCAGTTGCCTTGCCACTTCTTTTGTAATAATACCCTTTTTTGTATAGTCATTCCACAAAGCCGCTTTTTCTTCCTTTGTTTTTAAATTATCCAATTCTTTTTTAATCGCTAACGCCCTGTCGCCAGAAGCTACGCCTTTTGATTTTAAGTCCTTATCTTTGACAGTTATCCCCAATTCTCTTTCTTTTACGACATCAGAAAGTTTTTTGGCAAGGTCTGGATTTGCTTCGGAAATCTTGCTGAAAATATCTGCCGCTTCCTCTCTCGGTAAATCGCTTAATTGATCAAAATATGATTCAACGCTAAACCCCTTTGAACTGCCGAGCGGTAATTGCCCCAAAACCAATTCTCTTATTTTCTCACCTAACCCTTGAACTGATTTGATTTGAGCCGTTGGTTCTCCGATAGCACTTTCTCCGAACTTTAATTCTTGTTTTCCGTATGTTTGAACACCCATTCCGAATATAGCGGGTAATCCCATCAGAATACCTTCTGCGCCCTTTTCTTGGGTTAAGTCATACATATCTTGAACAACCATAGGAATAAAGCGATTTGTTATTTCTGTCGGCAAATCAAAGTTTTCTCCCACCCCAGTTGTGCCAGTCATCAACCCAATGATGAAAGAAGCTATCGGTGATGTTTTGTTTTCAAAAAATCTAAGTAAAATATCTTTTCTCGTAAGAGGTTTATATCCTTCTCCAAGCGTCATAGTCCTTCCCGTGGTTGAACTTACGATTTCTCCAGTTAATAATTGTCCGGCAAGTCGTAGGTATTGCTGAAATCCACCCAAAATATCATATCTTGTATTCCCTATCTTTATCTTGCCGAAATCCGCACTTCTCGGATCAGCCCCGACATCAACTCCGCCTATTTTTGCGAGTCCAAGAATAGAGCCAGCTATACCTGCAAAAGAAAATAAGGATTTAAGTGCTTCCTTTCTGGCTATTGGCGGAAGAGTCGCATAAAAATAAATATTCAGAAGATTGATTCTTGAAGCCATAAGCCGAGGAGAAAAGAATGCCGCATTCAAAACGGAAGACGCTTTTTGAAGTTGTCCTATATCTCCCCTGCCAGTTGCGGCATTGATAAACTTTCCCAACCCCTCCAATTCGGTATCAGTCAATTTCTTTCCTGTAATTTGCGCCTTTCTTACTATATCGTCAAAAACATCGGCCCGAAGTTTATTCAAAAATCCAGTATAAGCCCTGTTAGAACCCCGGAAAACCCTTCCTAAAATAGGGATTTTTTCTGGCAGATTGGCCATAATCACTTCCTCGCGGGAAGTCAATGCGCTTCCTAAATCAGTAAAAGCGAGTTTCGCTCTCCTCATCAGCTCATAAGTGGGTTTAGATTTTATAGATTGTTCCAGTCCTACATACGCTTTTTCAGAAAAGGCATATTTAAACATACTTCCGAATGACTGAAGAAATTGTTTCGGTCTGCCTATTAAGAAAATACCTTGTCTTAATGGCGCTGAAAGGTCAACAGATGCCATAATTGCTCTTGGAGTATTGATTATCTGTCCCAATGCCCCAAATAATTTTTGGATGAATGGCCTTTTATTTAAAATTTCTTCAACTAATTCTTTGGGGAAAACCTCATTAAATAATGCCAATTCGCTTTTAGTAGGTATTCTCCCTTCAAACAAACCAGCCAATCCAGTTTTTACTGATATTTTTTCAAAAGGAAGTATCTTTGCTTTTTCCACTAAATCAAACAATGAATCCACCTCTGTTTGGGAGAACTTGCTACGGATCGCCTTAAACTTGGCCTTTGGCAAAGAACCCTTTAATTGCCCTAATTGGGCGAAGAATCCTTTTTCTCCCGGGACTTTTTCACCCATAGCCACTACCCGTGCTGTTCTTCTCGCCCTTTCGGCAGAATATAATGCCTCCTGTTCTTTCCTTACTGGGCCAGATTCTTTTAATGCTTGGGTTAATTTTTGGACTGCCGTTTGAACTGGTTTAACTTCCGCTTTCACTTCTCCCATTCCCTTAACTGCTTGGGCGAAGAAGTCAATGGATTGTTTTTCTGTGCTGAAAAATGGGCTAACTGATTTGCCAGTTTTGTCAAAAACCACATATCCGGGTTTTCCCATCATCGCCCCAGAAACCTTTTTAATTTCAAGTTCTTGAGGTATTATGGGTTCGCCTACTGCTTGACTAACTTTTTTCCAACTACCTCCCTTGATAAGATTCCTAACATCCGAGCGTGAAATTCCTGAATAATCAGTGCCTTTAGCATCTGTAAAGTATAAACTATTTCCTTCTATCTTTCTTATTTTCACCTTCCCAGCCATATTTGTTTTTCCTTGTGGGTCTAAAATATCACCAACCTTAAACTCCTCTGCAACCTTAACTTTGGGGATTATCCCCTTTTCGGCTGAAATCGCCCATTTTATCGCTTTTTGTGCGGATGGCGCGATTTTAGAAACAGCTTTAACCAATGGCTTAATAACCGGTTTTATCTTCCCGATCGGTAAAATAGGTATTGCCGATGCTACTTCTAATCCAGTTTGGAATGCTCCTGATGGAGCTTTTAATGGTTCCTTTCCTAATAAAAACTTTTCCAATTTTGTTTCTGGAATAAACTCTTTTTTCCCGCTAACTTTTGTAGCCAATCTAACTCCAGTCGGTATCCCCGTAGCTTCTCTTAAAATACTTGTCGCTATTTTGGTTGTGTCTTCTTCGGTTTGGATGGGAGTTGTCGTTCTAACCCCGCCAAGCGGAGGCAAACCTAAATTCGTTTCAGGTTCGGTCTTGAAAGTCCATTTTGGCTGGATTGTTTTCGGTTTCTCGGCAAAAAGCCCCTCAAACATATTAAAAGTTTCAGATTTTTGAGTTTGGGTTGGTTGAGATTTCACTCTAAACAAATTTTCAAACATATTTTATTCAAAGGGATTTATTATATCCGTCTTTTCTTCCGTTTTGCCACCCATTCCGTAATAATCCTGCGGATCTGCCGGATTGACCAGATATTTAAAATTCTTTATAAAGTCATCTAATTTTCCGCCAGCCGAAGTCCACGCCGTTATTGCTTCGTCCCAACTTTGGGGAGAAATATAGCGGTCTTTTCCTCTTATTCCTGGTTGATTCATTCGTTTTGTCATATCCGCGATCGCTGTATTCAGATTGAATTTTTCTGTCATTTTCCCCATTCCTTTCATCGTATAAAGTTTTAATTCGTTAATATCTCCACTTTTTGCCATAATATCTTGTAATTGATTTTCATCGTAGAAAACTTTATCTCCCGTTTCAGTGTCAAAAGAAACAGGTTTTGAATCGGTCGGCATATCTAATCCCAAATCTTCGGGACTATAAGCGGTTATTCTTCTGTTGCCTGTTTCTGGGTCTTGGTCTATTACAACTAAATTGTTTTTATTGTCAAAATGATATGTAGGTTTTTCTGGTTGGGGTTGATTCCCTTGAAATTCCCATTTTAACCATTCTTCGCTTTCGCCAGTTGATTGTATTATTTCATCCAATGCCCCGCTTTCCTTAAATTTATCCCATGTTATTTGGGAAACTTTTGCGGCTGCTCTTAGAACATCCAATCCTCTTATTCTCTGTTTTTCTAAAAATTCCACTCCTTTTTCCAATAATCCCTGCTGTTCCAATCTGGCATTTTTTATTCTTTCATTCTGCAAATCTTCCAAATTAGAAATAGCAATATTCAAATCGGCAGAAACTTTCCCTTTTTCTATCGTTCCCGCTCTTTCTACTTCACCGATTACCCCCGTTGTTTTCTGTTTGATTCCGATATTTCTTCCTTCGGCAAATGAAGAACCGACTAATCCAGCCCTAATGTTAATCCCTCTTGCCTCGCCCAATTTTTGCGTTTCCAGTTCCCGTTCTCGCAGAATCCTATTAGCCACCATTTCCTCTATCTCTTTAAGCCGTTGATTGAATAATTCGGTTGTTTCCTGTTTCCGTTTTTGAATACCAGTCTGAATATCTTCTGGACTTTCTACTTCTCCGTATGCCCTTGTTAATCCGCTTGCCAAAGTATCCCTCAAAAAATCAATGGGAGATTGATTGGTTCTCGCTTCTCTTGTTTCTGGTGCTTCGGAAATTCCCGTTTGCTTTAATTGATAAGAAGAAACTTCATCGGGATGACTTTTCGCCCAATACTCAAGATTGGCTTTTTGAGCCGTTTCACTTAATCCTTCCATAAGTGTTTTTTCCAGAGTTTTTCCTTCTTTGTTTTGATATTTAAGTATATATGGCATATTTTAGAACGCTATCCAGCTTACCGTTGTTGTACCTTGACCTTGACGACTATCGTCAAAATACCAGAATTGAGTATTTTTAATTGGCATACAAAATCCTGCTTGAGAAAGATCGTTGTTATCTATCGCGTAATCGCTTGCTATTCTTGTTGTCGGAGAAGCATTGGAATCGGCATATCCTATAACCGACCTCGCTCCGTCCTCCATTTCCACATCAACGCAGGCAAGCAAATCGCTTGCCGCTTGCCTTACGCTGTCTGTCGTAGTTGAATCATTACTCACAACCGAGCTTGTAGACCAAGTTCCCAATCCCGTGCTTTCGTCCACATAAGCTTTAGAGGCGATATGGTATTGTTCCGTTGCCGTAGCTGTCGGCAATAAAGGAATAAAAGTGTCAAACTGCGTCCAGCCGAAAGTATTGGTGGCAGCCGTTGCCGTGATATTCCCAAAAAACTGCGAAGTTGAAGAAGCGCCGAAAGCTCCTCCCACATCCAAAGTGGAAGTGGCTATTAGCTCGCCCGTAAAATCAACAGCTCCAGAAAAGGTAAATGCCGAGGTCAAATCCAAAAAATCCTGATTAAGTTTTCCGCTTCCATTGGTCGTTATCACCGAAGTTGAAGCGTTTTGAGTCGTGCTTGCCATGCTTTCGGTTGATATAACAAGATAACCACCTGTGGTATCGGTGGCATCCCCTGCCAAAATCTGGTCGGCAGTGGCTATTTCCAAAATGCCTGCCACGGTTGTTGAAGCGAAAGCCGCTCCCGAAGTGGCAACCGTATCTATATAATAAATCGTTCCTAATTGATTGCTTCCAGCCGTAAAATTCGGAGAGGAATTATAGGTCAGTATATTCGGAAGAGTTTCATCTCCATTAAGCACCCTTGAAATAATGGCAAGCTGGGGATAATTGGTTATTTTAATCGCAGAACCTCTTCTATGCTCTTTCATAAGAGTAGTATTGGTAGCGTCTCCGTCAATAGGGTCAACTCCTCTTATTAGAGAGGTAATTGCCGTTCCCGAAGCATTTCCACAAGTGAATTCTTCAACTGCCGTTCCTTCGTCTATCGTAAAACACATATATCCATCAAGGTCTGTTCCTATTGTTGTTGAAGCAGAAACTAATGTTAGAGATGTATCTGTTGAGCTAATTTTTGAAGCAAGAGAAGATTCAAATAAAGCAACGGTTACGGGAATAGTTGCTCCCAAGTTATTTAAATTTTTATTGGTGGAATTTATGAAATCCATTAAAGAAGAAGAAATTTCCTCAACCTGAATTTGTAATTCCTTGACCGCTTGTGAAGCCTCATCCAAGTCTTTTTTAGGAACAAATCCTAAAAACCCAGCAAACGCAATACTAATCGCTGTTAATCCTGCTATAATTTTTATTATGATTGTTTCCATAAATTAAATATATTTGGCAGGCAATTTTCTGCCTTTATCTCTTATATCCTTGAACCCAAATCTTGATACCGACACATATCCGACTTGGGTCGCCTCAAATTTAATTTTTATTCTTTCTAATTTATCAACCAATCCTGTGATATTTATTTCTCTTTCATAATAATTGGCGTAAATTCCTGAACCACCACCCCCAACTTCTTTTGTCCCTACTACATTTGTTCCTACCAATACTCTTGTACCTTTATTTACATAATCGTCATTGCCATTTACTTCTCCAATTTCTACAAATGCTCCATTATCTATTGAAGCGTAAATTTTTAATAATTGGTCTCTTTGTATTTCTCCTCTGATGATAAATCTGCGAGGAAATTTTAATCCATCTTTGTTTAAATTGCTATCGTTAAAAGTAATGAAATTCGGAATAGCGGAATCATCATCGTCCACTCCGCTTAACAATTCATAAACATTATTAGTAGTAGAATCCCCTCCAATCAATGCTCCGTTAAAAATATCCAAAACCGATGCCTGTAAATCCGTTGGAGGATTCCATAATTTCAATTTTCTATCGTAAAAAAGCATTCGGTTATTTTGGGTTGCCGAAGATAAACGACAAGCAATAACTACATAATCACCAAATTCCTTAAGAACTGCTTTTGTGAAAGAAAATCCCGATAAATCAATTAAATCAGAAATCTTTTGAGGCACTGCCTCTGTATTGTAAATTGTTAAAGCAATCTGCCAAAGTCGGATATTATTCTGTTCGGAAGTATCGATATAATAAATACCCTCGCCCGTTTCGCATAATGCTCGCCAATTTGGTATGCCTACCTTCTCCCTATAAAGCAAATTACTTGCTTCCGTATCATCTGCAGAAATAGTGGTTTTCCAAGTTTTAGTTTTATGAAAACAATAATAATCGTTGTTATATTCACCAATATTTTGGAAATTTCCACCCCCCTCGTCTTGTCTTAAAATAAAGCTTTCTGCCGCCACTCTCGGAGAAGTGGGTGCCGTAAAATCGGCTATTCCTCCCGATGTCGGGTCTTCCCAATAATAATCGCAAGTAAGAGCTTGTAAATTTTCGGGGGCGGTATTAAATGTTATGCTAATCGCTCCTGTGGCATAGTTAATCGTTCCCGTTCCTCCCAATGAGCCAGTCAATGTTCCATCATAATTGTCGCTGAATGTTTCAGTTCCATCGGTTGCCGAAATTCCAAAACAACTTCTTTTACTTCCAGCCGCCTTAAATGCTAAAATGTCAGCGAATGTTTTGGTTGTTCCGTCTCCCGTTCCTATATTTTCGGCGGAAACCAAAGTGTAATCAGCATAAGTGTCTTTATCCAATTTTGACCGATACAATCCTGTTTTATCCTTCTGCCCAGCAGAACCCAACCTATCCCATAAAAGCATAGCATTCCCTTTAATTCTAATTTTCCCCTTAAAAGTCGTTGAAAGTAAATCAATTAAAGTATCAGGATTTGCCAACATTATCTTATAAATTCCGCTATTCGGACTTGAAAAATAGATTGAATTACCAGCTAAATTGGTGTATAACTCAATAGATATTTCATCGGCATTTGCTCCTGCTGGCAAAGAATCAGTCCCCACTTCTGTCCAATCGGCATCATCGGGAAGCATATACTCTATTTTTCTGCTTCTTGTTTTGAAAAGAACCTCATCTCCATTAGCGTCAATTCCTACTTTTAATCCACTAACTTGACCTACTCCCACATCTGCTCCCAATAATTTATATCCGTGCCTTAATTCAATTTTATCGGCCTTGACTATCCAATTAAGCCCATCGGAAATTGCCCCTTCGGGAATAGTTTTTGCGTCCAATTCGTTAATCCAACCTGGTGAAAACAACCCTTTTTTATTTTGTTCCCTATCTATGATGTAATCTGGTATTCTTGACATTTTAGTATAATCCTATATCTTCTTGAAACGATGGGTCGGCTATTGGCAAACCATCGGAATCAACCGATGTTCCTCTGTCGTATTGGTTATTCATTTCTCCTAATCTTAAATCATCGTCCCAATCAATCAATGCTTGCCATAATTCTTTTGAATCTTTGTCATTTTGAATTGCCTGGATTGCGTTAATTTCATCGTAATCTACACCTCCCTTAAACATTACTGCCACCATAAATCCCAGTATTCCGTGAAATCTTGAAGGAAAAACCCACGAAGTTTCCGAAGAAATATCTGTGCTTGTGCTTCGGTAAATTAAATGTATTGTTCGGCTTTCATTATGCGTCCCACAAAGTCCAAATGTTTTGTTAGCAATATCTATCCAAAATACTCTCGATGAATTCTGATAAGCGTATCTTTGGTCAAAGGGAATTGGAGTGTAAAAAATCTGCCCAGAACCATCTGATTTCGCCGTGAACAATTTAATCATATTGGCAAAATCAGAAGGCAATGTTTTTGTCGTCAAAAATGTATCGCCAGAATTTTCAGTTTGTGAACTATCCTGTTTTTTCAAAACCATCCAGTTTCTTTCCGCTTCAATCTTGGTTTTAGCGATATTCAAAAGTTGATAAAAGAATGTATCGTTTATCGTTTGGCCATCTAATAATCCAGTTTCAACGAATGTTTTTATTGCTAATCCTTCCATATTTTATTTGAATATTTCCTCAAAATACCATCTTATATTTTTTTTTACGCTTTCCCATATCCTCCGCCAAACCGACCACGCTTTCTTTTTGGCTTCTCCTGGCAACATATCAACAAATAAGAAACCACCGAAATTAAAATACTTATTTATCATTTCCCTTGAATAATAAAGTTTGCCTTTGTCTCCTATTTTTTCTCCTGCAGATAATTGAGCTATCAGATATGGTTCTCCGTCTATTGTCTTTTGCCCGATGATGATACAAGCATCTCCGCTTACGGGATTGCCTGATTCCTTAATAATTCCGTCTTGGCTGTCAATCCAGCTATCGTGAAGTATTACACCCGTAATAAGCAGCCGTTTTGTCGTTCTGTTTGCCCACAAGCACGCCCTGTATGAGTCAAAGGTTTCCTTATACCCTTTCGCCTCAAAATAGCTCTGTTTTTTATATTCTTCAGCTTTTTCAAATAATTCTTCGGGATAATTTTTAATATATCTCAATTCCTCGTCTCCAAACTCTCCTCTGTCAAAATCGCTTTCGTTAATCGCACCGTATTTTGTATGAACCTTAATGGCGTTTTCCAGCGTCTGTCCCCACGCTTCAGGGTCGCCAGAAATCACCTTGCTAACTGCGAATTGCCAAAATGGGTTTAACTCAACTCCCTCTTGCGGTTCTGAAGCGGAGGTAGAGCTGAAGGCACTACAGAAATCCGTATCTCCCTGATCTTTCTGTTTCGGTTCCGCCACTATAAAATCAGCAGGAATTTCCGACAGATCAATCGTGCCAAATACTTTGCCAAAGTTGAAGTTTCTTTTATCGGGTTTTTTGTAAATTAACCCGCCTTTTATTTGTTTTGTTTCATCTGTCATTATGGTTGTGGAATCAAAACGATTACTTTCTCGCCTTCTGACGTATTGATCTTAATTTGTAATCTACCAGTTGTTTGTAATTGTCCGATAATAAAATTGTTTACTTCCTGCCTGCCCTGTTCTTGCCCTTGCTGATAAATCTTCCCCTTTTCCTTCTCCCACAGCCCCCACCCGTTCCAAGCCAGCGAAGCCAGCAGAAACAATCCACCCAAAACCAGCCAAATCTTTATCGGTATTTTCGGCAATCTCATATCTTCGCCTTTTTCAAAATCAGCCATAAATTTTTATTCTTCTTCAATAATTATCACTGGCAAATTAACTACTCCGCCAGGCTCTGTCCAAGTAACCGTCAATACGGGTTCGGTATAGGTGGTGTTATTATAGGCGGCATAGAATCGGGCGGCAGTTGAGCCGGCGTCCTTAATAAATACCCCAAAAGCATTATTAGATACCCAGCCCGCTCTGTTTATTACTGTTTGAACATCGGCAGTAAAATCTGGAGTATCATAAGGATTACCGACTGTCCAACCAGGAATTGAGTTCCAAGCAGTTCCCGCGGTCAATGCGGCGGCGTCAAATTCCGAATAATCGTCTATTATATCAGAGTCGTCCGCATCCTCAAGATATACTGTTGAACTAACCGTATTTGAAGAACCGCTAAATCCGCAAATAAAAGTGATATAGGCGGAGTTAATTGTGCTGCCTTGCGGGATATTAACGCTGGGAAATCTAATTTCGCTGCTATAAGAAGTGCCGCCGATAAGCCCAATGTGGATGCTTGCATCAGTAGTCCTAAACTCTGTCGCTCCCCACCTCATCACATCATCCGTTCCAGCAGTGGGGGCAAAAGTCGGGTCAACATAAATCGGATAAACCATTCCCGAAAAATCCCAGCTTAAAGTCAAAGTCCCGTTCTCGTAAGTCATTCCTAAATCCCTGATAACAGGAACTTCCGAGCTGTCCCAGTAAGTAAGCCCGCCCAAATAGTTAAAAAGCTGTGCCCCGTTTTCCGAAACATTAAAGCTGAAGCTGGTTTGGGAAATCGGTTTTTTAATTACCGCCAAAAATTTAATTCGGTCTTCTCTTAAAATCAGCGAGACATCATAATTCGGATTAGTCCACTTCAGTTCTCGGTCTGAAACCCAAGTCCCCTTTTTTCCATTCAGCCAATCAGGGGTCGGCAAATCAATATATTCTGGCTTGTTTCTGTCGGGATAAATCCGCCTGTCGCCTTTGTCGGAGATGTAAAGTTTGTAAGGCGCGGTGTCTACCACGCTTTCAAATCCCGCCAAATCAGACGCTCTTTTGGTTATATCAATATTTTGAAATTGTCCTTGCGAATCTTGATAGTGAAGCCGCCCGATAGTGGATTTCAATAAGTATCTACCCTCACCCAAGTTGTAAGTCTTGCCCGTTAGGGTTCTTTTATCTATTATTTCAACCGCATTAGTATATTTGGATTTTATTTCTTGGTCTATTGCATCAGCCCTGTTCTGAATGGTTAGAATAGAATCCTGCGGAATCAATGTCGCCGCCATAACTATTCCAACCCCGCCCACTAATAGCCATTTCCAAAAACGCTTTATTTTATTTTTTACCCAATTTAATTTTTGTTTGACCCAATTCATATTTAATCCAGCGTGTATCGGGCTGTTCCGTGAAGCCAATTAACATCGCCCGTTGAAGTTCCTGTCAAGGCAAACATATCTTCGTATCCCGTAAAAGTTCCGTTGACGGCAACCGTGCTTGTCGCATAAGTCGTGGTACAAGTTATTTTTTCCGTTACATTTGTTCCGTCAGTCAGTTGAAATTCCCTTGAAGTGCCTCCAATAACCTTACAGCCGATTTCAAATAAAGTTACGGGTTTGTTAGGAACCAAAACGGGCATTTGAGCTAATTCAGCCATCGTGGTTGATGACATTGAAAAAGAAATGGATTTTGTTCTGGCGTTGGTAAAACCTAAATCCCAGTTAGAGGAAGAAGCGTTTACCGTTCCATAAGTTAAATCCCAATTAGACGAGGAAGCCGTTACAATTCCCTGCGTTATATCCCAATTTGAAGAAGATGCCGTTACAATTCCTTCCGTCAAATCCCAAGCCGAAGAAGAAGCAATATAAGCGGTATCAATTACCGCCCCATTCCAGGTTCCCGAAGCTATTGTGTTAAAGTTAGCGTTTCCGAAAATGGTAAAAACGCCAGCATTGCTCATAGTCAGCCAGTTATCGGTCGTGGTTCCTATGGTGAAGTAGTTCTGGGCGGTTGTCGTTCCAACGATTATATGGCTGGCGGTATTGGTGGAATACACATCTGTTCCGTCCTGAATCCAAACAGGGTCGCCCGTTCCGCCCGTATTGTCCGTTCCCCAGACCAATTCCGTGCCCGACATTTTCAATACCTGCCCGTCTGAACCCGCCGCCAACCTTGAAAAAGCCGAAGTTGATGTCGCAATGATTAAATCGTTAAGAACCAAAGTGGCAGGGATTCTCCCATAAGCTAAATCCCAGTTCGTTGAGGAAGCCGACACCAATCCTTGAGCAATGTCCCAGTTAGAGCTTGAGGCAAAAACAATGTCGGTATTGTCGCCCCAAAAAGTTGACGAAGCGAGTTTTATCTCAAAAGAGGTGTTGGTGGCGGCAATGTCTGGATAAGCGACAAATACGCTGGTGGCGTTGGAAAATTGAGCCAAATCGTTCGTTACATTTAAGGTGTCGTCAGCCAAAGTTATCAGAGTCCCAGCCGCCAGATTGGTTCTGTCAGAAATGTCAATCGTTCCCGTGGTGGAAGCGAAATTCAATGTGCCGTCTAAACTGGAAAGCAAGCGGTTGGTTATCTGGGTTATATTCGTAAGCGTAATGTCGTCTGCCACATAAGCATCGGCAATAGCTGTTCCATTCCAAGTGCCAGTGGCTATATTTCCTGAAAATCCTATATTCCCATCTCCATCAACGACGAATATATTTCCTGAAAGGTTATTGTTGCTTATGCCGAAATAGCCATCTGTGGAAGATGCCATCAGCTCCAAACCAAAGGAAGGAGTGGTCGTCCCGATGCCGACAAACCCGTTCTCATCAATCGTAAACCAATCTGCCGTATTCGTTCCCACATTGAAAGTTCCGAGAATGTCAAGGGTTGAGATGGGGTTTCCATCTCCTATGCCGATTTTGCCTTCCTGCGTGCCAAAAAAATAATCAATCGCACCGTTATTAAGCCGCAACACTCCCTCAGTATCGGTATAAAAATAATTAAGAAAAGTGTCGGAGCTGTCATAAAAAGCGAAAGCAGAACCGCCATATATATTCGCATCAGAATAAAGGTTTATTCCACTTTCAAATATGCTGTTGTTTCCATCTCCCTTAATGGTTGTGCTCGCTATCCCACCCACAACCAAATTTCCGCCCTGAAGTTCTAATAACGAAGTCGGGGCGACTGTGCCAATTCCGACATAACTTATCGTGTCTGTGGCATAAAGGGAAGTGCCGTTTAAGAGCCAAGTGGGGTCGTAGGAAGTGCCGCCAGCACATCCTACGCAGGTTGTAACGGTTAAATAACTAATTGTAGAGGTGTTTGCCAACATTTCCACTGTGCTCGAACCAATAATCCACGCTGAATCTCTCGGTATTAAATAATTCCCCGAAGGAAACAAAGGTGGCAATACTTGGGCATATCCAAAATGGGGGAATAATGCCAAAATTATTGACAACACAATAATTCTTTTCATAATCTATTTTTGAAATAATCTCTAAAATTTATTTTAAGGTGTTCTTCGGTTTCTTTCTCCTTTTCTTTATTTTCTTCCCGATTCATTTTTGCTCCCTCTGGCAATGTAAAGATAAGGGGCTTTTTTAATTCTTCAAATAAATCATTAAATAGATTTTTGATTGTTTCTGCTTTTTCGTAAAATTCATTCTGAAGAATAGATTTCAAATCGCCAATAGTATCCGTTATCATTGAATAATCAAATTCATCATGTTCGGGAATTTTAATGTCTTTGATTGTTTTTATTACTAATCCAAAATCAACTTTTTCCTGTTCAGGAATTTTGATTGATTTGATTTCACTGATTATTCTGTCTTTGGCAATTGCCAATCTATCCTCTAAATCTCTTAAATTGACTTCTTTTGGTTTTTCTGGCTTTGGCAATTTAGCAAATTCATTTTTAACTTCATCTCTGATAATTTCCTGAATTTTTTTATAGTTAATATCTATCCCCCCTCCCCCAGAACCAAACGCTTGATTCCACCTTTGCTGGACCAAAAGATTTATTTCTTTTCTCTCATAACGATTGCTTTCAGTTGTATATGCCGAATCGTCATAAACTTTAACAATAATCTGAAGAAAATATCCTTGCCCTGAAACATCAGCAGGAATTTCGTAATTGTAATCAAACCTTTGGCTACCCCTATCCGTAAGGTTAAGGGTTGCCAAAAGCTCATTGGTTCGTGGTTTGTAAACCAATGCTCTTACATAACGAGTCGCAGTATCGGTTGGGTCTTCAAGATAGCGTGTTATTGGATATGTTTCCTTTGGTTCTACTTGTAGCATTTTATCTTCCCTCCATTAAAATAAGAGTGCTTGATGAGGTGGTGGCTGTTGCCCATATTTCTCCACCCCAGAAAAATCCTCCTGGAGTTGGCATCTCATAATAAGTGAAATCTTCACCTGATTCTCCCGAAGTGGCTAATCTTATTCCTGTTTGCCAATAAGTAGTAGTTGACTTTCCGTTGTCTGGAAAAGCGATATATACTTCATAATCACCAATGTTCTGAATTCTTCTGTATGTTCCTCCAGAATTAGCACTCATTATTTTTGAAGAAGAAGCATTCTCCGATTCGGTTGACGCATCAGTAGATGAATTGGTAATCCCACTTCTTGTAATGATGAAATCGGCGGAGCCAAGTGGATTTATTCCTTTTTGCCCCGCCAAAATCACCATAAACAAGAGCACTACTCCAGCAATTGATGCGATTATGGGTAGTTTTTTGCTCATAGTTTTTTATTGGTTACTCAATCTTTCAAAGATGACATCAACCAAAGAACTGGTTAAGCGGTGAAATGTCGCCTTTATCCAATTTTCGCTTGTTGCCTGGAGATAAGTAGGCGTATCGGTTGTTGAGGCGGCAGATAATATATGCCATGTTGTTCCAGTAGCCAAATCAGTGGAAGATGTGGCAAAATATATCCTATATCCATCTGTCGTTGTATTGGTTACTAAAAACAACGAAATGGTATCTCCGTCTTGCTCTAAACAATCAGCAGTTAGGTCTGAAGCGGCTGGCAAACTCGTTGAAGCTGAGTCAACATCCAACGGGGCAAATTCTATTCTAATGTTATCACAAACATTTGCGGCAGTTAGAACAGTTGTCGTCCCAACGCTTATTGTTGTGGTTGCCCCACCAAAGATAACTCTTTGAAGATTTGTTTCCCCCTCTAATTGGAAACGAGCTGTAGAGCTTGCAGAATTTTTCCAATTTCCCGAACCATCAATAACTTCCGTTGTATCAACCGTTATTCCTTCCTTAAAGTCTTCTTGGATGTTATGAACTAAACCGCCAAGTGGAACCGATTTATTGAGAGCAATTCCTATAACCAAACCGATAACCAAACTAACAACGCCAACCAATAAGAATGTTAATGTTTTATTCATGGTTTTTGTTTTCATTGGGGCGGGCAGTTTCCCGTCCGCCCCTCAGATTTTAGTTAGATTTAGCTATCGGTTCTTATCTCCAATCTTCCGATTTCTTTCGTCCCCTGATTAAATGTTTTGACCCCATATACAAGTAAGGGCAAGACATTAGTTCCTCTCTTTCCTGCAGAAACAGTGGATGCCATCGCAACATCGACCATTGGGTCTGTCTGAATGGCGGCTGATATTCCGTTTTTCCTGCCAAATAATAATGATTGAATCTCATATTTGGCATCCCAAGTATCAGCCGATTCTGAACCAGAAGTGGTTGGGTTGGCTACTCCTTTGAATCTTATTTCCAGATAAGTCGCTCCGTCTACTGCCACCCAGTTCTGAACGGTTCTTTGATTAGCAGTTGAAAGGGAAACATAATTCGTATCATCGCCAACACCTCCTGCGTTAATCAAAGCAACGATGTTATCGATCGTTACTGCTAATGAAGTAGTTTGAAGAATATTACCAGCGACTGCTCCAATCACTGATTGGAAAGTGAAGGTGATTCCCTCAACGGTTATGGTGTCTTCATCAGTAGGATTATCGGCAGGAGTCCATCTGGCAGAGCTGGTTGAGTTGGTGCTTTTATACAGCTTCAATCCAGCATATTGACCGATATTGCCTGTTTCTCCCGTCTTGTCACCAAGTTGAGATTCTTTGCCTCCAATATACTGCCATAATTTGTTTCGGAATAACGAAGAAATCACAAGGTATCTCTCATCGTCAGGAACATTCTCGTTGTCTAAAATCTCGTTTATTTCTCCAAATACTTCAGCAACATTGGAAGTAGTCAAAGAAATTCCTTCTGTGGCTGTTCCTCCTAATTCCGAAGCGTCTATTTCATTGGCTGATTGAGCATTCCAAGCTTCATAAAGAATATCCCCATCGGCTATAATACCAAGTCGTCTTCCCGCTTCTTCTGCCCAAAGACGAACGGTATTATACTTGTTCTGTAATTTATCCACATCGTCTACATACATCAACAAAGCCTTAAGTTTGTTGAGGGTCAATTGGTCGCTGGAATATGTCAAATCTTGTGCTGTCAAAGCGGTTCCTTTCGTATAATCCTCTCCGACCACATCGGCTCGATATGGTCTATCAACGATTCTCCCGTTATTTTTAATAAGGGATTCTTCGCTGAAGTCAGTAATGGCACGAAAGATAATCGTTTTGTAAAGCTTAATTCCAGCATTTGCTGACCAATATGTAGGCGAAGCCGCTGTTAAGCTATTCGCCATATAAGTTTGAAGAACTATCAAGACCTCTCCTTTGCCGTTTTGTAGTCAATGACTTTCTGTTGTTCTTCTTGTGGCAATTTAGCAAATTCCTCATCAGAAATCTCTTCAGGGTCAATCATTTTCCCCCCCCTTAAAATTCCCTTTTTCCCCAATTCTCCACCTTTTTCATCGGCTGGAGATATTTCCTTATCAAGTTCCTGCTTTTTAAGGAAATATATCTCTTTAAGCGTTAAGTTTATGTAACGCTCATCAAAATAATGTTCTTTGAGTTTCGTTTCAATCGCCTTTATGTCCTCATCTTTAGCATAAGGAAATTCCTGTTTGATAAAGGGAACTACTTTTTCTTTGAAGCCCTCTGAATAGCGGAAATCTTCTAATTCCTGGTCTTTCGCCTTTTTTAATCCTTCTAAAGAATCTAACCTCTCGGTTAATTCTTTGGGAAGTTCAAATTTTGGCGTTTCACGAGGAATAGCAGAGAAAATATCATCAATCAATTCGGGGTCAACGACATCTTTATATTTCTCCTTTATTTCCACCAATTTCTTATCAACGGGATGTTCGGCTTTATTATCTTTTTTCGGTTCAGGAAGTTTGGTCTTTTTTAGTTCTTCTATTTCCTTTGTTAAATTATTAATGTTTTCCCGAAGCTCTTCGTCTTTTTCTTGCTTTTGTTTCTCCCGTCTTTTATCCATTTGAATCTTCCATTCGGGGATTCTTATTTCCCTGTTTTCGGGTTCTTCTTCCTTCGGGGTTTTTTCTTCCAATAATTCTCCGAATTTTGTTTTGTCTTCATCGCTTAATTTATCTTTTTGAGATTTAATAAGCGACTTTTCCTCTTCGGAAAGTTTATCGGATTCTTTAGCAAGAGCTGTTTTCAATAGGTCATCGGGATTTGGCTTCGGAGGCTCTTCATTATTAGATTTGGGTTCGCTTTCCAAACCTTCAAATTCATTGCCTTCTTTTCTTAAATCCTCGATAACTTTTTGAGTCGCTTCATCGGGGGACTCAATTGCCCTGTTTGTCTTCTGTTCTTGAGACATAGGTTTATTTGAAACTCTAAACTGGTTATATTTAAGGGGTGACCGACCCTCAAATGGTTTTAAGGATAAACTCTAACCTATTTTTTATTTAATTTCTTCTGGCAATGCTTGGGCGTATTTTCCTTTTAATGAATTTCTAACCGCTTCTTTTTGTTCGGGGTCTTTTCGGTTAAATTCCGATTCCAATTTTGAGGCATCAGATAACGGCAATACGGGACTAATCCATTGTCCTCTTTTACCAACAATTCGGCATCTATTGTCTCCGATTAGATGTAAAAGTTGAAATTTGCCATTTAATCGCAGAGAATTCCTACGCTTCTCATCATCTCTGGCTACTCTGCCAATTTGTTCTTCCGAAGCGGTAGCTTTCGCCCTTTCTTCGGTTTCTCCTGCTACTTTTTCGGTATTCTTGGGTTCTTCTATCCCTTCCTTTTCTTCTTTGTCTTTCTCTTCTAATTTCTTATCTAATGAATCCTGTAAATCAGATTTTGGAGCATTGTCATCGTATTCTATACCAAGTCTGTCCAATTCTTCTTTTATTTCTTCTTTTTTCATACTAAGTTTTTTTATATTAAGAAATATAACTTTCTTTATTCTGCTCAAAAAATTCTTCTTCGACCTTTACTTTTTTCTCTATTTCTTCAATTACTTTATCATTTCCAGCAAAAATGCCTAAAAACCATAGATACAATTCTTTCTTATCGATAATTCTATCCCGTTCTGTATCAGGTAATTTTTGCGATTTGGCGTGATTTAATAAATAGGTCATTTCAGCTACATCGTCTTTTAGTTTTTCTACAACCAGTTTAATTGACGGGGTTTCCCTGATTGAATCGTTAAGCATTTCACGCTCTACTTCTTTTCTCCATTCTCTCAAAGTTTCAACATCAGAAGGGTCGGCAGGATTGCTAAATTTACCTATTAAATCATCGATTCGTTTTATGATTTGTTTTGAGTTAGTCATTGGATATCATTCCAGCATTTGCCGTTTCTTTTTGTGGCATTGTTGGCAATTGATTATTTATTGGCTGATTATTGATTGGAGTTTGCCCCATTCCTCCTTGCATCATTTGAGTCCTCATTTCAAGCAATTGTTTTTCCTCCTCGTTTTTAGCCACAATTTCTAAATGCTGATAAGCGTATTCCATTAGTTTGGCGTATTCCTCCTCTGTTAATTCTTCGGTATCGGTGGCATAATCCCTTATCTTTTTCACAAAAGCCATATTCGCCCCACGATTAAGAGATGGTTGTTTTCCTAATAAAATCTCTTCAATCGCTTTAGCCGCCTCTGATAAAAGCTCGGCATCTGCCGATTCTTCTTTGCTCAAGGCAAACTTTATCTGGTCTTCGGTATATTCTCCTGTTCGCAATATTTCTTCGGCTAAAAATTTAGGACTTACTTGTATTTTCAGCTCAGGATCTTTAAGAAACCTATCTAAAGCATTAAGTCGTTTTGTATTTGCCACTTCGCTTATTTTAGCTTCGGTATTGACACTGGTGACCTGAATTTCCAATTCCGAATCAACTTCTTCTCGCTTCAATTCCTCTTCCTGTAACCCGCTTAAACCAATGAATCGCACCATAAACTTTCGGGGTGGCATAAATTGGCTTAAATTCGCCTTATATCTTTTAGCTATATTGATATGGGCTTGAGTATAAAACTTATTAAGTAATCCGAATCTATCAGCCGCCTGTTGGATATTGCCAAAATATATGCCAACCTTATCCTCTTCGGCTATCCCTGCTTGACCTGATGTCACGCCTGTTTTTTCTCCCATCAAATTGGTCAACCATTGGGCTAAATTCAGCGTAATATTGGTAGTGTCGGGCGTTTCCATTTTGGCGTAGGCAGAGTCCATCGACTCACCATCTTTAAGTCGCACAGAAATCACTCCATGTGGTCTGTATTCCAATTGAGCAGGATTTATGATTTTCTTGGCATTGTAAAAAATCATATCCCAGTTTCTCTTTTGGATATTGTCAAAGTTCTGATTTACCAATATTCTTAAAGCTTCTGCCACAGGTCTTATTCCATCAACAGGAGCACGGCATAAAAAATTGGTTGGGTTTCTTTCCGTATGCCAAACTATATAAGGCGATAATTCTGATTTATATATTTCTTTTAATGGTTTGATTCTAATCCAATGTCCAATTTCTTGGTCAAATAAAACATAGTAATCTTTGCCCTCAACCCTGGTTATTAACTCGGTTAGGTTTAAAATATCACTTCCTACATAACTATAATTCTCGGGGTTTATTCCTATTGCTAAAAATCTGTTCAGTTTATTTTTCCTTTGCTCTTGAACTAAAACTTTTCTTTGTTCGGTTGTTTGGGAAATAAGAATCTGAACTTGGGTTGAATCGTAAATACCTGCCTTCGCACCATCTATCAATTCTTGTTTTGATTTGAAAATGTTTAGTTGCCCTTTGAAAAGATGTTCATCTATATTCTTGCCTCCGTATGGTTCAAAAATAAAATCGTAGTAATCTATGGCTGATAGTTTTTGAAAATATGGATTTGACGAGGGGATTAATTTTAATGCCCCGAATCCACTAAAAATAGCCAGCTTTTTAGCGTCTAAATCAGCTTCATTGTATGCTCCTCTATCAGGAGCCGAATCTTTTTCCCACGCAGAAGTTATTTTTTTTGATGCTTTTAATGTGCTTTCCCTTCCTTTTTTGAAATCAACCTTGATTGTATCGTCTATTTTAGACATCAAGGTTTCCACAAATCCCTCCACAATCGGCAAGGGTATATTAAATCGTCCCTTCAGAGCAGGTTTTGTTTTACCCAAATAAGCATCTTCGCTCCGCTTGATTTCGTCCATTCGTGGCTGACGAAATTCAAGACAGGTTTCCACTTGCCGCTGGGAAATTTTGATTATGGTTTCTTTTGATGGCATATAAAAAACTCCGAAACTTCACCAACCAAAAAATGATTAGGAAAGTTTCGGAGTCGTAACCCCAGCTACTTGACCTTAGTCGCCAGCCACGATTTTTCAATCGTTATTCAATAATAGCATTAGCTCATACTATGTCAAATTTCCGTTTTTATAGGTAAATTTTGGAGTTATCCCCTTTTTGTTTTATTTTCTTTTAACAAAACCTCTTCGGGCATTTTAATTAAACCACAATTTATACATTTTATTTCTCCTATTTCTAAAAAAAATTCTTTCTTCTTGAATAATATTGAACCGCATTTCTGACAAATAACTTTATATTTATTCCTCATTTTTGGAAGTATTTTTAAGATATTTCAATTCAATTTCCATATAAAAGATTTTTAACCTGCCTAATGTTGATATTATTTTCCTTTGGGTTTCGGGACTAATTATTTTTTCATTTCTGACGATTTCTTCTGTCGCCTTTATGCACTCTTTCTCAAAATCATTTCTGATTTGAACAATCTCGTATTCAAATCCCCTATCGTATTTTTGGATTTCCAAATCCAATTTTTTGATTTTTTGTTCTCTTAATACTTCTTCTTTAATCTCTTCAATCTTATCATTCATTTTAGTAGTTTCATAATTTAATCTTTAGCTAATACAAGTATAAAAAGAAAAAATCCCACTACTATAATCCATACTGGAATATGAACCACAAAAATAAGGAACGCTATAATGCCCAATGGAAGTAACAATGGCATATTACATTTTGCCTAATTCTTCTTCAGTTATTATTCTATTGCCCCATTCGTCTATATTCTCGCCCCCCTCATATTCCGATTCTGCTTGATGGGGTGGTTGTTTGTATCCTTTTTCTTCTTCATTTCCCATCTGGTCTTCAATAATTGAAGCGTAACGCAAAATATCTGCGGCGTGAGAAGTAAAATCGTGATAAGGGGATTCAATAAACATTCCCCTCTTATCATCCCATTCTTGATGATATTGAGAAACATAATCAATCCACACTTGACAATTTTTTTCATCAACCCATAAATGATTCCACATCAACTTCGCTTTTCCAATTCCTTCGTCAACCGACAATTTTGGCACTTCTTCAAACTCTACACCCAACTCTTTAGCTGTTTGCTTTCTTGTTTTTTCAGTGGAAGCGTCTGTGGCGTTTATATCGTGTGGAGCAAAGTGTTTCCCATAAATATAGGGTTTTCTCCGTATTTCCTTAATAGCCGTTGGTATTCCTTCCTTGTTATCGCCTTCCCAGTAATCAATCATTCTTGTCTGAATACCCATTCTTTGGAAAAATCCAATCCCCATTGCCTGCCCAACTCCCAAATCCCAAATAGTATGAACTTTTAATGCTTGGTCGTAAGGCACGATCCCTATTCTTCCTCGCTTTCTGGCTAACGATATTTGGCTCAGATAATAAGCACCCTTAATTGCCGCTTCGGTTGACAAATACCATTCTTGGTCAAATTCTTCCTGAGTCATCATTCCTTGTTCTACAAGCCTTTTATCGTCCTCTAATGCTCTACGAAGAAGCAACAAAGTTTCATCATTCTCGGTTGTTAAAGTTTGGTCTATATCCTGCCAAATATAATCCCATTCTTCTGGGTTGGCTTTTGCCACTTCGTTTGTTCGGAATAACTGATTCTTTCCCTTAATAGTTCCAGCAAAAATAGCAAATCCTAAATGATCGGCTAAACTCTTTGATAATACTTCAGAAAAGATATTTGCTGGCTGTTGAGAGTATTCGTCAAATCCCAATCCCCAGAATGGAGCACCTCGCAAACTGTCGGGATTGTCTGCCCCGAATAACTGAATTTTAGCTTGGTTGGGGTATATTATACGCAAATCAACTTCATTCGCCTTGTGGGGTATATTTTTGGCATAAAACTTAAGCATATCCCACGCCACAAGTTTTGCTTGCTTATAGGTAGGATAAACTATTCCATAGAATCTATTGAGTAATAACTTCTCTAAAAGATTATCTGAAATTGTTGACATCAGAAACTTCATTCTTGCCCGTTCTCGAGCATCGTCTAACGCACACCTTTGCATGTGGTTGATTATTCCTGTCGTCTTGCCACCACGCCTATGAATAACTAATGAAAAAAATCTCTTATAGCTTTCGTGTAGCTTCTTCGCCCAATTTCGTGGTTTATAGGGCACAGTTATTTCTCCCATTTTATCGTCATCTCACTTTTATCAGTTTCTTTGCCCGATAGTAATTGAATATTCTTAATCAACTTATCGGTGGCATCGGCTAAATCACGATATTTCGCTTGACCTATTTTACCCTTCATTGCTTCAATCGCTCTATCTCTCTCTGTAATCAGTTTAGCAACTATTGGTTCTACCTTATCCTTAATACCCCTAAGAATTTCTGTTTGCTCGTAAGCGGTTTTTTTGGAATATCCCGATTCCAACATCATATCAACCATAGTTCTTGTGAAGCCCTGATTCCCTAAATTATCCGATATTAACTTAACAAGCTTTTGTTGGCGTTGCGTGTATCTCCTCTTTTTCATTTTTTTGCTTTTTTTATTAACGGCAAACCCTTTCTTGGCGTAGAGGCGTATTCTTTCAGTTGTTTTTCCGACATAGAGTGCATCATTGCTCTTGTGTCGGGATGAAGTTTTGATTCGGGCATCTTGCCTTGTTTAGCTGCTAATGCCATTGCCATTGCTCGTTGTTGCTTTTTAGAAACTGCTGGCATAATTTATACAGAAAATTATTGTTTTTATATTTTCCGACCTTCATATTTTATATTTTCCATTTTCAATCTCTTTAATAAATTCTCTTATTATCTTTATTTGTTTTTTATTTGCTTCTACCCATTTTCTCGTTTTTTCCATTCCTGCTAAATTGCCTTGTGAAGCATCTTGAGCCACCATTTCCGATAATACCCGATAATTCAATTCATTAGCAAGCAATGCCTGAATTTCATCGTTAAGCATTATGGTTAATAGTCCTGCCTGTCCTTCTTTTGTTAATTCCTTCATTTCGCTTAATCTTGATGTTTTAATGATTGGTGGTTGTTCCATCTTTTTCTTCAATTAAAATTATTTCTTCCCCATTTTTGCTGAATTTACTGACCCTGTATCTCGTTTCCAACAAATCTAAAATTTTAGACAATCCGATGTTTTGCTCAATGAGCAGGCGGATTTTTTCCTTTGGCTCTAT